GGAAATTCGAGCCGTTACCAACTTCTGCTGATCGCAAAGCCGCCGCCATCGAAAAGTGGTGGTGGGCCGAGCGTGAGTGCTATAAGACCAACCGGCGTCTGTCATCCATCCTTGACGGGAGCCTCAGAGCTTCCGCACCGATGGCGATACACGAGTTTTTTGCTCGTGCTCGTAAAATATGCCAGACACTAATTGGTCCCAGACCACCTACGACTTTCGAGGGTCGATTTGGTCCGGGTGCGACAGTCAGTGACTCGAGTCGGGTGTGTTCAATACCAGACAAGATGTCATCCGTTCCAACCTTTACACCGAGTTCAATTGGCTACTTATTCCCCTGGGCGGGGACTAAGTGGGCTTCGGCCTGCGCCACACTCGGGAAGACTCCGGTCTCTGTTAACGGTAATAAGTTTTTTACCGTTCCGAAAACGGCTCTTACGCACAGATCTTGTGCAAAGGAGCCCTCGATTAACGGCTACTTCCAGCTTGGCCTTGGCCAAGTCTTGAGGCGGCAGTTAAAGAGAGTGGGAATTGATCTCACTTCGGGGCAAGACGTCCACAGGCAGGTTGCCTGCCAGGCCTCCCGGTCTGGGTCTTACTCAACTATTGACCTGTCTTCAGCCAGCGATTGCCTTAGCAGCGGTCTTGTAGAACTGCTGCTTCCTCCCCAATGGTTCTCAGCGCTTAACTCGTTACGGTCATCAAAAACTTTGATTGACGGTAAATGGGTCCGGCTTGAGAAATTTTCATCCATGGGGAATGGCTTCACGTTCGAGCTTGAAACACTTGTGTTTCTCGTTTTGGCCCTGACATGTAGCTCCCGGTTAACCCCGGGTGTGAATGTCTGGGTCTATGGAGACGACATAATCGTCCCCACGAATGTGAGTAAGCGACTCCTGGCGGTGCTACGTTATAGCGGGTTCACCCCTAACCTGGGGAAAACCTTCACAACTGGCCCGTTCCGGGAAAGCTGCGGCGGAGATTTCTTCGACGGAGAGCCCGTCAGGGCGTTCTATCTAAAGGAATCTCCTGATGAACCGCAGAAGCTCATCTCACTCGCAAACGGGATCCGACGGCTGGCGCTGGCTAACGCTGGCAACAGTCGTCGTTGGTCTCGTCTTCGGCGTGCTTGGTTTGGTGTACTTGACCGTATACCGAGCCAGATACGATGTTGCCGAGGGCCAGAAGCCCTCGGTGACCTTGTCATCCACGACGATCTTGAGAGATGGACGACCCGCTGGCGCAGCAGTATCCGATACGTCAGATGCTACCGACCCGCAAACTACCGAAAGGTAATGTGGGACGGGTTCGCTTATGACGTACAGTTTGCTGCCGCACTTTACGGTGTACTCTGGAGCCACCAGGGAGATAGGGGAAGTGACAAAGGTCGCTTCCTCGTCCCCCGTGATGGGGTTCTGGGCTACAAAGTAGGTTGGGTTCCTTTTAGTTAAGGAGCCGGCACTTTTGTACGGTGCCGACGG